AGATGTAACAAAATGTATTGCAGAAGAAGCAGGTGGAGATTATAAGGATTATTATTACCAATGCAGACAAAATAGACAGTTTGCAAAAACTGGTAATCTCCATAAATGGAGATATGTATTTGGTTCGGATTTAGATATCGAACAATGGTATCGTGTACAATGGGTATTGAATTATACCAATGAATTAAAGAAACCGATTTCTAGAGGATTTATGGATATCGAGGTTGACATCATTGATGTAAAGGGATTCCCAGAGTCAGGAGAATGCCCAGTTAATGCAGTTACATTAGTAGATGCTGATGGAATGACTTGTTATACATTGTTATACGATAATGGTAAGAATCCTCAGATAGATGAATTCAGGAATAACATAGAATCATTTAAAGAAGAACTTCATGAAGCGTTTGATGAAACTTATGGAGTTTTGGATTATAAGATTTTTATGTATGGAGATGAGAAGCAATTTATCGAACAGTTATTTGCTTTGATTCATTTTCTTAAGTTAGACTTCATTATGATATGGAATATGCGATTCGATATTCCTTTCTTAATAGAACGATATAAAGTATTAGGCGGAGACCCTGTTAAGTTAATGTCTCATAAGGATTTTAAATACAAAGAAGCATGGTTTAAGATAGATAAAACTGATACGAAACGTAAGATTGATGTTGCTAATAGAGGAGATTTCTTCCATGTATCTTCTTATTCTGTATTCTATGACCACATGGTTCTTTATGCAGGTTTAAGAAAAGGTCGTGCTATGTTAAGAAGCAATCGTTTAAATTATATCGCTGAGAAAGAAATTGGCGATGAGAAGTTAGATTACTCTGAAGATGCAGACTTAAGACATTTACCTTATGTAAACTATCGTAAGTTCGTAATGTATAATATAAAGGACGTATTGCTACAGTTTGGCATAGATAATAAAACGCAAGATATAGAAAACTTATATGTCCGTTCTTATACTAATGCGACAATGTACCATAAAGTATTTAAACAAACGGCATTACTAAAAACTCGTGGTCATATAGAGCATTTTGAACAAGGTCTGGTTATGGGTAATAATATTAACCAGAGTTATGGAATACCAATAGAAGAAGAGTATGATTTATTTGATGATGACGAAGATGATGATGAAGATGACGATGATGTGAAGTTTTCTGGAGCATTAGTAGGAGACCCTAGATTAAATGATTATATGGGAATTGAAATGTTCGGAAAACCGTCTATGTATATCTTTGATTATGTGGTGGATTTTGATTTTAGTTCAATGTACCCGAATGTAGACAGTAAAATTGCATTCGTAGCATAGCAATATGCTTGGCAAAACTTCCCTAACTGCGGGAAAATCTTGTTAGACTTTAAGTACTAAACGTGTGTTATATAATAAGTATCCTAAACTTTTATTATGACGACGTGGCAAAGGGTAATTCCTTAGGTATAGTAATAATCTTAAAGGTAGAGACAATCGACGCAGCGAAGTATCTTACAATGAAAAGATATGAGTTCAACGACTATCGAAAGGGTATCTTATAGAGAAATCTATAAGAGAGTAACTGAGTAGAGTAGACCTCAAGTGAGGGTGGACGAAATTGGTCCTTTACGAAATGGGAAGCCCCCTTTTATATGGTAACAGTATATAAGGGTGAAGATATAGTCTCAACTTCTATCGAGAGATAGAGAAGTTCATAAGAGAACTGCATAGAAGTAACGATTCTATGTGAAGATTTTGAATTATTACGTTTAACATAGCTCCAAACTGTATGATTGGTAAATTAATCATAGAAAGAGATGAACCATATAAAGCGTATGATTATAAAGAACCGCCATCATTAAAAGATAAGAAAAAGAAAACGAATAATTCTGTTAAATATGATGCAGGGCAGGATTTCATAGATAAGTTATTAACAGGTAATGTCGCATTAGTAGGAATAGAATGGTTTGGATTACCTGGTTATGAAGAAATTAGAGATGAATTTATTAAGAGATTTAATATACCTCATTGCACGAGTTATATTGTAAATGAGAAAGAATTAAAAGAAAGGGTTAGGATATGATAGATTACGCTATACCGAAAGGGTTTTGTAAGAAACTATATGATGAAAATCAATTATTAAAACACCTTTTCATCCCATCATACATCTGTTTTGATGGGATGAAAATGGATGCTAGTAATGAAAGAAAAACATCAATCAATTTTACTTATGGAGAATCTCCATTTAAGGAATTAGGTTTAGAAGATGATGCGATTATCTATACCTACGATGTATATAAAGTTCTAGATAAAGGTCGGCAGAAAGTTATGTATTTAAGAGTAACTGATAACAAAGACCTAGTATTCATTAAGAATGATGATAATGTATTATTGGAATATCCTATTGGAAGAATAGCCGATAATTGGGATTATAGCAGATTAACTAAGTTAAAAGAGTGTCTAAATCGTGTAGATGACAAAGCATTTAATCAAATAAAGGAAGATACTATGAGAAAACTTCTGAATAAGAAGATAACATACATTCCTTGTGGAGAATCTGAGATAGTATTGAGTTTAAAACTATTAGGTGGTGTTTCTGATAAGTGTAAACTCTATTATAAATACTCAGATGTATATAAGGTATTTAATTCGGAACAAAACTATGAGAAACTATTTAATGTGGTATTCATGGCGGAGTTTGAGAGCGGATTAAAATTGTATTATATGTTTGAAGCCTCCGCGTTTTAAAGGAGATGGAACGATTGAAAGCATTATATGATTTTAGAAGACGACCGATATTAGAACTACAAGAAAACAAAATTATTGAGGCACTGTATGGAAATGTTTATAGGAAGACGTTAATCATACGCAATAATACCGATAGAGAATTTATTATTGATGACGTCACAGAATCTTTATGGGAAAATATCGAATCCCGTTTACGTAGAAATACAACATGGTTTTTTACAACAAAGGACGGTATTACTCTTCAATTTAGTACATTTGACGGTAGTACAACAATTAAGATATCTAAAGATGCGCTATTAGAAAAAGAAGTAATTGAGATTGATTGGGATTATACGGATAAAATGAAAGAGGGGGAAGATTCTGATGATATTTAAAATTAAAATGTACGGAGAATATCCAAAATTATATGATGGTACATGGCTTAATAAAAAGCCATGTACCGATGCATTTACAGATGGCGAAGAATTTTTATTAAGTGAAAATGATTTCACTGCAGAAGCAATTTATCATAGGGAATATACTAAGATTGAACCTAGTAATTCTCCATATAATAAAAGGAAGTTTACTTATGCTGAGCAATGGTATATCAAATTGGATACCATGGACGATATATTTAATCTTATCAATAGAGTTGGAGCAGTGAGATTTCCTACCAACGATAGTATTGTTATATGTGATAAGAGTGCAAATGAATTTACAACGCCATTTAAGACTTATCCATCCCTATAAAAAGTGGTGTATAAAACAATTAGGTAATATCTTAGAAGAAAGGTGAGTGATAATGTGGCGGAGAAGTTAGAAGAAAAAGAGCTGAAAGCTTTAAGTAAACGTGTTACAAATATTGGTAAAGCCTATTCAGAACTTATGGATAGAATTTCTTATCGTACTACAGGTTCAAGCAATGATAGAAGAAAAGAATTAGCCCAATTATCAGCTAAAGTAGATGAAATCATCAATGATGAAATGTCATCGTTAACAAAATATGCTGGAGAAGATTTATCGGATTTTATCTTTAAATTATTTAATGATACAAAAAATCCTGGGCAGAATTATATGGGTGGGAATATCCGTTCTATGGAGGATTTATTTAAAGCAGATGATTCTACCATGGTAAACTATTTCGTTAGTAAGCAAAAAGAAAGTCGCGTATTATATAATGAATTAGATATGATATCTACTCAGCTTTATGAACTAAAAGAATGTATCAATGTTACAAGAGATAGTATCGTAACATCGGATGATATCTCGAAAACGATTTCGAGACAAATTTCTTTTTCTGGTTATGGAGAAGAGGAATTAGAAGAAAGTTCTGCTTTAAAACAAATAGAAGGTATGGAAAAGAAGTTTAAACTCTTTAAGAAGATTAAGAACTTCGTTGTACCTAATACACTTCGTTATGGAGTTTATTATGCATACACTATACCATACTCAAAGCTATTTGAGCAATATTATAAGAAAAAGAACGAAATACAATTTGGTGTTACGAATGAAGCATATACAGTTTCACATATTTTGAAAGAGAAAAATAAAGATACTGTAACGGAAATGTCTGCTTCACTTATGGAAAGTATTAGTTTGGTGGTAAATGAATCAGACGCTAAAATAGCTGTTCCGAAGAAATCTACGACTACTGAAATTAGTACAACAGTAGAACAGTATTTGAATAACATAGAAATCTACAATGATGAAATCCCTTTACCTCTTATGGAAGATGGTTTAGAGGTAGCAGAAATGATTGATTTTAGAGTAGTAACTAAGAAAGCAATTAAAGACGCAGAGAAGCGTAATAGTGTTGGTCATAAGTTACAGTACTCTGATGGGGTTAAGAATAACTCAAAAGATACAAATTTTGATTCTATTAGTAATGATGTATATGTTAAGTATATATCGCCAGATAGAATGATACCTGTAAAGATATTAGATACTACTATCGGGTATTATTATGTAATAGATTTAGGTGAAGATACTTTACAACCATTTAGCAATACGATTAAGATTATAGATGCTGCAATGATTAACAAACAAACAGAAGATATGTTTATTCAACAATTGACGAATAAAGTAGTACAAGCATTCGATAAACCATTCTTGCAGAATAATCAGAAATTCAGGGATTTAATCCTTAACTCTTTAATGTATGAAGATTCCTATAGAAAGAAACTACGTTTTCAGTTTATTCCAGTTGATTACGTAACTGAGTTTACTGTAAATGAAGATGAAAATGGGAATGGGCAATCGGTATTAAAAGATTCGCTTTTTTATGCGAAGCTATATCTATCTTTGCTTATTTTCAAGATGCTTCAAATATTAACGAAATCTTCTGATACTAGAGTTTATTATGTAAAGAATTCAGGCTTAGATGCTGATATTATGTCGGGTATTCAGAATGCTGCTAGGCAGGTAAAGGCGAAGCAGATTAACTACTATGATATTATGAACCCAATTACTTCTACTAGTAAGTTAGGTAATAACAATGAAATTTTTATACCTTATGGTAGGTCACAAGAAAAAGGTATGGAATTCGATATTCTTCAGGGGCAGGAGGTTCAGCTTAATAATGATTTAATGGATATGCTGAGACAAGGTTATATCAATGCGACAGGTGTACCATCTGTTATTATGCAGTATATAAATGAAGCGGATTAACTAAATTAGTTCGCTCTAAACCTCTCTAATTGCGGGGAAGTCTTGTTAGACTATAGATACTAAACTAAGATAGTGATATACTTAGTGGCGAAGGGTAATTCCTTAGGTATAGTAAAAAGTCTATAGGTAGAGGCAATCGACGCAGCGAAGTATCTTACAATGATAAGATATGAGTTCAACGACTATCGAAAGCATAGCTTATATAGAAATATATAAGCGAAGAAGCGAGTAGAGTAGCTATCAAGTGATAGTGAAATGGGAGGCATAATATATATGGTAATAGTATATATTATGAAGATATAGTCTGTACATCTATCGAGAGATAGAGAAATTATTGATTTTTAAATCAATAATTTAGTTAGTCTAACGAACTAACTTAACATATTAGTACGCCAAAACGCTTGTAATGGCTAACAGTAAGTATACTGGTCGAGTTATTTCATTACAGAACGATTTCAATGTTTCTATTACAGAGTTTTATAGGAAATTAGCAAAATTCTCTACAGATTTAGACGAATCTATTATAGATAGTATGGAATTCGTATTTGTTGCCCCTAAGACAATCAATACACAGAACATGAATGATTTGGCTCAGGGGACAGACCAAGTTGTCCAATATATGATATCTACTTATATGGGACAAAATGCAGATGTTGGTGAAGATGGTAATAAATTAAAAGATAGATTAACAAGAAAATTATCTAAGATGATGTTACCTACATTACCATGGGATGACTTAAAAGACATGGCAGAAGAGGTATATGCTGAAATACAGAAAGAAAAACTGGAAGCTAAGAATAAAAATGGTGAAGATAGCGATGAACCCGCTATACCTACATTTGTGTAAAAACGATAGAAGTACAGATGCTTTATTAGCATCTGTACTTCTTTTTATTGTGTTTATCAATGTGGTATTACCTTAAGCTAATTAGTTGCCACCTTCTGTTACTTCGTAACCAGTTCTATCAGCATTAAGAGCAAGATAAGGGTTCGTCATTCCGTTACCCTGTTTCCACTCTTCATCATTGGAATAATCCGTATAACGGATACTTCTTTCTGTCCAAGCTTTAATATCCTGACTAGCCTTATCTCTAATATCCTGTGCGGTCCATCCTGACTGGAAGTCAAGGAAATCGCGTAAGATGACATACTTCTTAATAAGCGCCTTAGCAACAGTATTAATCTGTGCAGATTCATACTTAACACAAGTAAATGTCTGCGAAATCTGTACAATCTTATGATCGCCAGAAGTATATTCAAAGTGATCTTTTGTTGCCTGCTTAGGCATCATATTTGTAAGGAAACATGAATACTGAATATCATCTGCTCTACCAGTAGGACCAGTATGAACATAGAAAGCTTCAGCAGTAATGTTAGCCTGTGTATATTTTACACGCTCTCCGGAATCTGTTCTAGCATTGTGTAAAGTTGCTAATCCAGTATTAGGGTCAGAAATACCTGAAATCCACATCTCCATATATTCTCTGATAGGAGAACCTGCGAACTCGTATAACTGAATAGTAATTTCTGTAGTTTCATCCTTAGCTACAGTAGGAATATCGAAAGATTTTCCAGCGTAGCCACCAGTGAACTGCTCGAAATCTAATGTAGTATTTCCAAGACCCGTAACACCAGTATTTCCATATTCTAACATATGCTTAACACCTTTTGTAGCTGTAGGCATCAGGCACTCCATGAAGAATGGCATACGTACGAAGAAAATACGCCCATAACCTGTTCTAAGAGGGTCATATTGCTTTAATGACTCATGAGTCGTATCAAGACCTCCTAAGAACAATGAATATTTTTGAATATTCGATGCATCGAATTGTGCAATGTTACTTTGCATAGTTTTGATATCTGCCATTGTGATTCACCTCCTTCTATAATTAAACTCTACTATTGATATCGATTTCAATAATACAGTTCTTAACAATAGTTTTGAATGTGACAGAAAGATAACAATGTAGAATACTTCTCTGCTCTTCCCAGCTATTCATATCGAAGTAGACATTATACTCTCTACACATGTTCTGGTATTTCTCCAGTGTGTTCATAGCATGTTTAGTGTATCTTTCTCTATCTTCAGCTTCAGCAAACTTGTAAGTAGCTTTGATACAAAGTTCCTCAAGGTCACGTTTCATAGCTAATAATACAGCAACGTTGTTCATTTCGTTCAAGTCACTGTTAGATGTCATACTTGTGTACTGAGAACCGATAACGAATGTATTTCTGGCAATAGCTTCAATCCAGTTAAGGCGTCTCTCAACAAGTTTAGTCTTAATATCTTTATCATCGTATTCAATCATTGGAATTAACTTCTCACTAACGATACCAGTACAACGACCATAGTCTTCTCCAACCATTGGATAAGACAAGTTGTTCTGATAATGAGAAGGCATCAATAATGAATAGAAGTAAGGTGCAGTTACAGTAATTCTACGACCTGTGAATGGGTCTTTTACTACTGCACTCTGGAAAACTTTAGAGATTGCCCAATCATCCATAGATACAATCTGAGCACTATCAGCCCATGTTGTAACTTCATAAATTGTAGAAAGAATACCTGCATCAATAACAACTTGACAATCGCCACGATCAAGACCTAACTGTGCTAATAGAACCTTATTTCTAAGACTGAGGTTAGCATCTAAGATTACATCAGTAGGATATCTTCTTCTACTAATAATACCTGTGTCATATTCTCCACTTAAAGCTGTGTGATAACAATCTTCAATAGCTGTCTCTAAATCAGTTCCAGCTGCAAAGCTTCCATCACTACCATAAGCAAATGAGATACCATAAGCTTCAGATAAGCTTACATCGTTACTTCCTTCAGCAGGAACAACGATTTCTAAGTTAGGCACATATGTTCTTCCATCAGTCTCAAGACCTGTAATGAAGTTGAAGTCAGATGCATCAATATCTACAGCTGGGAATGCTTCTTTATACATTGTAAAGATAGTATCGAACGCATCTTCATTGCCATATGCACCAATTTTACTTGAACCATTGTCTGCATCCGTAATGATATCGGCTGCAAATAATGATGTATTTTCTGATACATTTGCTGGGTCGAACGATACATAAAAACGCTCTTTCAAGTTGAAGCCATCAGTTGTATCGTATAATTCAATCTGCTGCATGCTTGTACCGTACTCTTCAGTCATACGCTGTGAATCAACGATACGGAACGCATAGTTGTTTCCATAAATACCACGACCTAAAGAATACAATGAAATTAGAGGTACGGTTAACCAGCCCTCATCATCTGTTTCTTTTGCAATTTCATCGAAAGCTGTTTCGATAGAAGCAACAGAACGTAATGCATCTTCTGCGATAGTCTGGAAACGGATAAGCATCTTGTCTGGGACAAGATTTGTATTTGGAATATCATCTACTGTAACAACAGCATCTGTATCTGTAGCTCCAGCTGTAATAGTAGCAACATTAGACCACTCACTTGTTCCTGTAGCGGTTACTGTTCTAACTTTGTAGTTATATACAGCATCTAATACAAGATTATCATGTGTATATGTTTCAGCCCCATTTACAGTAATGATATTGCCTGTTTCATTGTTAATACAGATTTCATATCCTGTAGCATCTGTTACAGCATCCCACGTAAGAGTTACTGCATAAGTATCTACAGAACTTGGATCTTCTTCTGTATCAGCAGGTGTTGTCACTGCTGTAGCCTTAAAAGTATTAGGAACCTGGATAGCATCTAATGGTGCTTCCACTTTCTCAATCTTTACCTTAGCGACTAATGTTACATTCGAATAATTAGCATCTGCTGGAAGTACACGCATACAATGTACAATAGCTTCACCTGAGGAAAGCATATTGTATGCCTGAAGCATTGGCTGTCCATATAACTTAAAGTTCACTTGACCGTACTCTTCGAAGAATTCGGAAAGGGAATACTTTGTTACAAGTTTATTGTCAATTCCTTTAGATGCGGCAAAAAAGCACATTGACTGGAATCCACTGATAACGGCAGGCGTTGGGTCAGTGTCATTCCAACCAGAATAGTCATTATAGTAAGTTTCCACGAAAGGGAACTTATACTGAGGAATAATTTGTGTTTCTCTTGCCATGTCTATTCCACCTTTCTTTTATATATTTTACTTAATTGTTTTAACTGCCCCTCTTACATCTTGATGATTTCTTCTACAGGAGAAATCTTTTCTTTCTTATTATAAGCCGTTGTATTTAGGGAATACGTTATCATCGAATCAATATCCTCAAATGTCATAGCGGCAAACGTAGAGTTTCTCGCACAGATTTCTCTAAGTGATGCAGCACGATAATCATAATCACTAATACTATTATCTTTTGACCTAGCTTCACCAAATGTTCTTTCAGGCTTTTTTGGATCACGATATATTTCTCTAATGATTGCTTCCTGTATAGATGAGGTTACACCTACATTTGTACCATTTAAAGCTAAGTTCTTATGCCATACATTGATAATATCGGAATATTTGATTCTAGGTAGTTTACCACCACATAATAGATTTAAAAATAATTCTGTATTATCAAGATTCTGAATAATGTTTACAGGTGTAAATATATCCCCTGTAAAGAAACGAAGAATGATATACTTATCCCCTCCATCACCTATATCAGATTCTAAAGATACCTCATCTTCTATGATATCTGCTGGATACATATAAATCATAGTAGGAATGTTAAGAATTTCTTCACATAGTACCTTATCATTACCATCGAATATTTTAACGGTAAATAACCCAAATACTGTAACGGAATCTGGAGATTGTTCGAATAACTTACCATTGTTATAATGCTCTGGTATATAGCATTCTGCTTTTATACCAGTAAAAATAAAATTGTTTCCATCGTCTTTTAAATACGCTGCTAACTTTCCCATATTTTTCCTCCTTTGCGCCAGTAAATAGAAACAATAGTCTCTCTTAAACTATTGTTTCTATAACGCAAAAGAAAAACCCCTAAGTAACGGGGTCTAATCGTTACTTAGGGTAAAAAATCTACTGTATAAAGCTATGATGAAAAATGTCTTTGGAAAAAGGTTGACATAGCTTTCTAGTAGTTCAATCTTTTTAATTGATGTAGTATGCATACCAGTATAAACCAATAGCCGTCACCGAAAGCGATGAATCCTACACTTAAATGTATGTTTTCTCTTCCGATTGGCATGTTCAATATTTAATTGTATCGAATATCTCATATTCTAGGTCTATTATAGTGTAACTCGATAAGCAATATTCAATTGTAAGTGAAAATATCCCTAATTTTCATGGTATTTTAGTTCTCGTGAGAATAATTTATTTCTAATAAGCTGTAATGGAAACGAACTGTTATTCAATATATGCTGCCTTCGTCCATCCTACATACTCATTATTACCTCCTGTATATTTAATCATAATCCAGTCACCTTTTGTCTCTAATACAGTAACTGTCTGATCTTTAGGAATGAAGCACTTTCTAGGACAGTTAGAACCTGGTCCAGTATAAAGACAGCCATTTTCTTCAATAATAGTTGCTATTCGTGGTTTATCTTTATGATGAGCTTTTACCATTCCTCTTAATACTACTTCTTCTGACATTTAATTCACCTCGTAATCTTACTTTGTTACTAAGTCAATAAACTTCTTCGCTATATTAATAAGATGTTCTTTTTCATTTTCAGAAATAGTACCTTTATATAAATCCTGAAGCATAATAGCGAAACGTGCCAAAAATAATCCATCAGTAATCTTCTGAGGATTACGGATATATGTTACAGAACGCATGATTAAGAATAAGAACAAATCACCGTACTGCTGATAATCCTCTCCGATGAATTTTCCTTCAAAATCCTTATATGCAACAAGATCACTCTTTAAACCTAGATTACCGATAATTTTTCTATACTTTTCATATACTTTTATAAATAGATGCTCATGCTTTGCATCGTTATATGCATTTTCCGGATGAGGTAACGATGCCAATTCATCATAGAACCTATCTAATACTGGAAACACTTCAAATGAATCAAGCATTTTACGGTAAGTTTCTTTCTTAGGGTCATCATCTGCTGCTTCATGGTACAGTTTTTTCAAATTCTCATAGTAAGCATCTGTACTACCTGAAAATTCTGCATATACTTTGTCAATATCTACTTTATATTCTTCAATCGCTTTATTATAATTTTCAATCTCTTTGTCTAAAGCGTTCAAAGTAGTAGCTGATGACCATAACAATTCAGCATAGTCTCTCTTGAATTGAAGAACCTTTTCTGGATTTGAGAATTCGATATCTAATTCAATATCTTCTCCATTCTCATCCTTAAAGATATTTTCAATTTCTTCAGCTGGTAATGTCTGAAAGATTTCTTTATCTTTATCCAGATAAGCTGCGATATGTTCGTCAATAATATCCATATAAGTTTCAGGGTCAACAATTCCCTGAGATTTTGCTTCTACGGTTGTATTTCTTACATTGTTTAATGTATTGATTTCACTAGCTGCTTTTAGGATAGAGTAATCTAATGCTTTAGAATGCTCTTCAACTGATTCTGTGTTTTCTACATTGATATTTTCGTTACTCATTTGTACTAACCTCCAATTTTCTTAATAATCTTTGTACGAACTCCTGCATAGATATCACCACCAATATCATCTGAACCAATAATGATTCCGAATAAACTATTTAATGGCTCTCCGTTAAGAATTAAACGCTGTATCATTGTATTAATTACTTCTGCCTCATAACTATCTTCTTCCGATACTGTATTTACATAATGAGATAAATCATCGCACCCCATATCTAATACATCGCTAATAATGCTAGGTAATGATGATAAAATAACACACCATTCTTTATCTTTTGAAATCTGCTTAGCATTGATTGTACCGACATCTTTCTTCCCGATATTTTCTTCATATGCATTATAGAATTCTTTTCTATTTTCTTTAATATATCTAAATATATACTTTACGGTATGTTTTTTATAATTAAGGATAAAGAACCTATAGCAGACATCAGCTAAATCTGTTAGTTCGCTGATATTGCCAGCCAAAGGGTCCAAATCAAAATCGAAACTATAAAGACTATCCATCGTCTCTAATATAAACGATGCCATAGAAATTTTTAAATCGTTTATACTCCTCTGTATATCTTCATCCTGAAATTCTGTCAGGATATAATCACATTTTTCAATAAATGGGTCAAAAAAGTTTGTTGTACTGAAAAATGGATCATGTATTTGTTTCTCTATGCTAGTCTTTGTTAATTCTGTAGGAATTTCATCTAATAAACTAGCAATTTCATTGTCATTAAATGGGTCAAATTCATTTACACTTCTCATTAAATTCTCCTTTCTTCATTTACCTCTCTGTTAAAGTAAAATTAAAAAAGTATGTAAAATAAGGGATAATTAAAAATTATCCCTTATTTTGTTATGAATTTAAGTAATCGAAGAATGATGCACCCATTCCTACATTTGTAGAAGTTTCAGTATCCATCTGTCTTACAACTACATTATGCTTATTAACATTAGAAAATCTATCCATATACATTGTTTCTAATCTAGCTTGTGCCATTTCTGCTTGTCTCTCTGCATTATAGTCGTCTACAGTTTGATACTTATTTTGTTCTAGAAGAGTTTTTGTTACATCACTAAGTTCATCGCTAAATGCAGTAATATAACTTTCATCTTGAAATAATCCTCTATTCGCTTCATTATCAGTAGGAACTTTACCTTTAACAAAGCCAAAATTAGCTAAGTTATTTCCATAATGCAATACATATAAGCACATCAAGAATGCCATAACAGAGTCATCATGTTCTCCGCTTGCTGCGGCAATTTTTCCTTTCTTATCGATTACAAGTTTGAATACTTGATTAATAAGAATAGGTGATACGAATGAATCTTTCTCTTCTACTACATATCTTTCTAATAAAGCCATCATAGCTTTACGAGATTTTGGATTTGTAGAAACTCCATATAACATACGACGTTGAGCTTCTCTTTGTAAGAATCCTTGAGCATCTAATTTTTCATCAATACCATCTGCAACCAAATCTCTATCTGAGTCAAAATATACATTACCGTGAATACTGCTCTCCTTTAAGTGTGCGATTACAGCTTCACCATTCATATTACGCTCAATGCATAGAATACCATAAGGAATATAATTCTTAATCAATGAAATTAAGAATCTCTCTAATTGAGGAATACCTATGACAGAACTAGAAAAATCAGCAACAACTCTTTCTTTATGAGCATCATAAACGACAATAGCCGTATTATCTTGTCCGTATCCATTTGAAACATCCACTCCAACGATATATGGTTCACTACGATTGATTGTTTCATATACATTTAATTTGAAATATTGGTTGATAAAGTATTCTTCAATTACCTTACCTTTCTTTTCTCCAAGTAATGCAATATCTGCTGGGTCAAATGGAGAATTTTCAGAACCATGCATTCTCTCTAAGAAAATTTCTCTACGGATTTTAAGTTTATTATTATTCAAAACAGCACATGTATCTTCGAAGTATTTCTCATCTTTACCAAGTTGATAATACTGATACTCAATATACATGATACGGTTTGCCGAATTTGCTTTTACATACGATCTTACTTCTGCAGGGTCCCAATCGTAAAATTTTTCAGTCCAACCACACATTAATTCCCTAATCTCATCAGCATCTTTACCGGGCTGACTATCCAAATCTCCTGGTGTACTGATGAGAATACGGCAGTGTGGGGCATTATTTCTTTCTGAGTTTTCCGCAGCACTTCGATATGCAGGACCAGCTGCTTCCATAATCGTTTTAATAAATGGTGTAAATTCAATCTCATCATATAGCTGTATAGGCTGTGTTAATCCTCGACCTAGACCATCAGCAGCTTCAATAGATGCTGCTTTTCCTTTAACAACAATTTCATTATGTGTAGCATTGTTAGATAACTTCTTAACGTTGTTTGTTTCTTTCTCAATTGTACCATCTTCTCTATAAGTAAATTTCTGTTGCATATAAGATGGTAATAAATCTCTTTGGTCTTTTAAACGATTTAAGTTATTGATTGAGTCGGTTTCAGTCTTATTTAAAAACATCATCTGAGAACGCGTTGTACCAAAATGGAATACCCAATTTATTAATGCTACCGTTGATTGAGTTTTACCAATCTGACGAGGGATGCATAAGTAATGGTCAATAGAATTGAAGAAACACCATGCTGAAGCTAAATTACCTCTATTTAATTGATATGGGATACCTGTACCACCTTGGTCAGGTATCCTCGCAACTTCTCTTAGGAAATACCACGGATTAACAATACACTCCGTAACAATTCTCATTTGCATCTCAACTGAAAGACAGTTGCAGTAGGGGTCTACCCCAACTAGACTTCTATCATACAATGCAAGAAAGAATATGTTATTTTTTATTCCTAAGGTTTTCAAATCCATTGCAGTCTGGATAAAGCTTAAGTTCTTTGTATCAGTATCATAATAGGGAGCTAAAGCCATACTATCACTTACCCTTCATATCCTTTAGGAACTTTAATGAAAAGCCCATACTGTTTATCGACGATTTTCATATCTAATACTTTCATACGATATTCCTCTAACTGTTTCTTATAATCTTTCAGAGTTGATTCACTTTGAGAGCATCTAGAAGCATTACCGTTAGCATAGTATTCTAAACCAAGATTAATTACATTTAACTTATCATAGATAAGGTCTAAAACGTAATATTTATCATCTAATGTCTCAATACGATCCATTTCAACTCGAATGATATCTAGATCACTTTGTTTTACTTTCTTTAACTTGCCTATGTTACTTACAAATTCAACAAAGGATTCTTGTGCCATTATTTTACGATAATCCATAATCAACTGTTGCTCAGCAACAATAGCAGTTCCTGCTGTTTCATCACCAAAGAATCGATTCTTAATAGCCTTAAATATATTTTTTCCATAAGGACTAGTAGTAACCTTTTCTTGAATTTCCAGTTCTTTACGAAGTTTTTCTTTGCGGATTTCTAACATACTGAGCGTTTTCATAGACCACTCCGTAATAACTGCAATATCTCCTTCTACATCTTTATCTGTTCGATTCACTAAATCATTATTAGAAGCCATAATCATCTTTGTGATAAATGAATCTAATGCCTGCCCGTAACCTGCTTGCACAACAAATTTATCAGCATCAACTTCTTTCTTTGTATCAATATAAGAGAAATTCTTTGATTCACATGCAGATACTACAACAATATCGAACAGCTTAGAGAATTTAGGATTCTTATAAAGCTCTTGGATTCTATATCCACTTTTAAGAATCTTATAGTTCACAACTTTATGCAATCTAGCTGGTACAGAATTTGCATAAATGATATGACCGATTTCATGTAATAAAACTGCCACCATTTCTTGTGGATTTGCATCTAGTGCTTTATCATAAATCAATTTATCATCAATCTCGATAAACCATTCATCACATTTCTTCCAGATTTCTTCCAATTCTCTTGATTTAGATTTAGGACTCATAAGGTTATCTACTAATAAATCTACAGTTGAAGTACAAGGGTAAATGTTCATACCGAAGAAAACTGTTTTAACATGAGAACTTGGTATAATTGTGACATGAAAAGTGGCATAAAATAAACGTTCTAAAGTTCTTTCGATACCACGGATATTAGGTTCAACCGATTTCTTATTTTGAATACCGGCAAAATATTCTTCTAAAATCTTTAATTCTTTAGGATTTAACATTATGACTATCTCCTTTCTATTTTTTAATAAAAGATACAGGTAAGACTCCTAATTAAAGAAGCCCTACCTGCACTATACTTAATTTAATTTAAAACTCAATAATTCTCCAATGATTATGAGTTCTGAACCATTCCAAACTCATTGTTTGTCAAGTTGAATGCACCCTGAACTGGTAACAACTCTGTTGTTAAGTAGCGGCTTGTAGCCATTACGTTTGGAATCAATGGAGTAATTGGGTTTCTGTAGCTGTTCTCAATGTTCATTGAGTATTTGTAATGCTTGAATGTGATAACCTCTTTGCTTAATGGATAAGCGACGATTCTCAATCCAAGATTCTTGTTAACCTTTAATGTAGAAACAACATGGATACGGCTCTTTGTTCCTGTCATAACACCGTAACGGTAGTCAATCTGAACACCACCGGTCTGGTTTCCTTCATCAATAACCCACTTAACATTGTCCTGAATCAATGTGATATTTGTAGGGTTACCGTAGATAACGAACATTACATCTTCTCTCTTCAACTTAGTCTTAAGCTGCTCGATTGCACGGTTCAAGTTGAACTTCAACTCTGTATCAATCCAGCTAGAAGTAGTAACGAATGTTGTAGAAGTATTTGGAGTACATGAGAAGTTCCATGTATCTGTAAATCCTTCATCATAACCATATGGGAAGTTCTTCTTTCCAACCCATTTGTTGTATGAATCCTCTAAGAATGCTAATCCCTGAGAATCCTCGAAGTTCAAGCAGCAATCACCCATATCAGAAATAACCTTAGAAGTTACATCGATATCGAATAATGTCTTGTAATCTTTAATCTTTTCGATTGGAAGACCTGTGTTGATTCTTTCTGTAGAATCTGGAATCTTCCACTCTTTCAATTCACGTTCAACATCAAGCTCTAATGTCTCAGTATTGTTAACGTTCTGTAAGTGACCTCCGAACTGAACTTGTGTTACTAACTGTGCTGTAGAAGCAACACGCACAACTCCTGAATAAGAATCAACCGCACCGATGATGAAGTCTTTCTTAATTTCTCCAGCTGTGTTTGTATACTCTAATTCATAATTAAATGTACCATTTGCACCGTAATCTGGCTGGATATCCAATCCGTCAATTGTTAAATAAGTAGCATCTCCTTCTCCAGGTGCTGTTTCAGCTGTATCAATAACCTTAACAGCAACAATACCGAAATCATATCCTAATGCATCACGGAATGATAAGCTGCCACCAGACTCTTCTAAGATATTTAATTCATCAATAGGTAATGTTCCAGTCTCTGGATAGAACTTATTTGAAATTAATTTTCCTTTTGCCTTAGCAGAAACTGCCTTATATGCATTGTTGTAGAAGATTTCAGGAATGTAATATTTATTTCCTTCAACGTCCTTTAAGAAGTTTCTTTCGATACCAACCTTAATAATTGGTTTGTCTGGTACCTCTGTCATGAGGATATCCTTCAATGGACTCTTTAACCATACTTTCTTAAGAACTGGAAGAGATACGCCGACGATTGGTCTTAACTGACCATACTCAGCACCTTCTCTAACCATTTCAAAAGCAGTATTCTCCATCAACTGAGCTAACTTAGCAGGATTCATTTTTGACCATGCATCATCAGTCGTATCATTAACATCCGAAAGCAACTGATCCATATATGCTTCTTTAGCTGGCTCAAATGTTAAAATGGAGAAAATATCTCTCATTGGGTCCATCTGATATGTTGTTTTTACACTTTCAAGAACCTGTGCTGTATTTGCACAGAACTCAGCATCTTTGTCAACAGCAAAGCTACCAACAATATTAGCTGCAGTGCTAGATTCGTTCAAATATTCAAACATTATCTACACATCCTTTCTTATTTTTTATTATATTGTTTTGTATTGGGGTTTTAGAACCCTATTTTTTTAGCATCTCGATATTGAGCTTAATTGCTTCAATATAACTATTGTACTGAAGTAAATTAACAGGATAACTGTTTTTATTAAAGGCAGATATCATATATTCATATAAATCATCTTTAATATGAACTAAGTTCGTACTTACAGTACTATAGATTTTGTTTGCTCCATAAAGATTATGGATTGCCTTAACGATTTTCTTTTGCATATTAGATACATGCTGATATAACAACAGGAAATCTCTATAGAGAGCAACACTATTATCGACTTGCTGTTTATCTTCTTGTTGCGTATCTTGAGAAGCATCTGTGCTCATAGAAGGGTCATCATCACTTGATTCTGTTCCGGAATCAGAATCTCCCCCATCACCAGTATCTCCAGCATCATCTTCTCCCATATCACTATAGTCGGTTGCATCATCTGTTGTATCTTCGGCACCATCTTCATCATTCGAATCGTCGGTATTTTCCTCAGTATCCGTATTATCATCTGAATCTTCTGACTCATTTGTATAATCGGTACCTTCATCAGAATCATCACCAGTGTTATCTGTTGCATCTTCGTTGTCCTCCGCATCAGAATCGTTTTCTGTAGTATCGCCATCTGGTGTTTCATCTTCTGTATTATTGGCATCAGAAGTATCTTCGTTATCCTCCTCTTCATCTGCCGTATTTTCATCCGTTACATCCGTTTCATTGACTTCGGTTTCTTCTTCCTCCGCAGCTTCAGTATTATCGGAATCATCTGCAGTTTCTTCATCATCACCATCAGTTATTTCTGTATAGTCATAAGATGTATCCCCTGCATCTTTTTCCTCTTCCTGATTATCATCTTTATTTCCATCTTCTAGTTCTGTGTAATCAGTAGCTTCATCATCTGTATTTTCTTCCTCGTCATCTTTCGCTTCCATAACGGTTTTTAACCTATAAGCAGGTTTATTCTTTACTCGATGTAATGTTCTAAGGAAACTGTCCATAATTAAGACCCTCCTTACTGTTGTTGTCTTACAATATCTGTATTTCTGGTTCTTGTATCTCTTAAGTTATAACGTAGTCTATTACGTTCTTTCTCAAGAGCATTCTTTTGACGCATTAGCTTATATTTAGCTTCTTTATTAGAATCAGATTTCGCATCCTCAATCTTTTCATCTAATAACTTCATATTATCCTCAATGTCATCTACTAATTCTCTCTTAGTCATTTCATCGATTCCTTTATCAATAAGAAGCTGACCAACTAATGCGACTAATGCATACCACCAATTTCCAATTGCACCAGCAGCTCCAGTAACAATACCCACACGAATCAAGCGCTTAATCTTTACACGTAAACCACCTTTGATTAATTTTTCTCTTCGTTCAGAATTGTCTGCTGCTTTGATTTTGTCAATTGTGTTGTTTATCTGGTCTTCTACAGATTTCGCAGCTTTACCAATAGCTGCTGTTGCTCTACTACCTTGAATAGAATCATTTTTAACTTTATGCTGAATTTTCCTAACACCTTTCTGTATACCCATAGAAGCTTTTGTTACAAGTTTGCCTTCCATAGTAACTTCATATGATTCTTTAATAGAATCTAAATGCACAGAAGTTCTCAAAAGATTTTCAAATAACTCAACTAATTTATCATCACTTAAAGAGTTATTGTCATACGTAGCAAACTCAATTACAGCTTTATCTGCTTCCGATTCAGCTTCGACTAACTGAGATTCTGTAACGACAAATGAGCTTTCAGAAAGAACTTCAGGTAATTCATCTTCATTTTTAAAATTATCAGATATCTCATAAAACTCCTCCTCAGTAATGTCAAATGACTCAGTTACATTTTTATTTCTTTTAGCAATAGCTTTTTCAACTTTTGCTTTTCTCTTCTTCTGGTCATCAGTTTCTGTTTTCGCAGAAGAAATTTGCTTTCTTAAATCATTGACAAATTTCGCCGGAGAAGTTGCAACCCTTTTAATCATTTTAAGTAGTGCTGCAATAAGAAGCAATACTGATGTTAAAGTGAGTACGGATGTTGTAATAAAATTTACAATGATAAGGACACCTGCATCTTTAAGTAAATCCATAGCTGTCTCTTCGTCTTCACAGGTTTCTATTTTCTTCACCAATACTTTTAAGTCTTTTTCAACTTTCTTTTTAATCTCAGTTTCAATCTTCTTTTCATCAATATTTAAGGTGTTCTTCGCTTCTAATATATAACTTGCTTCA